TACCGTATTATGTTAGGCGAAGAAGACATGCCTACTAAAAAATTAGATAATAACAATAGATATATTTACAAAGTAACAGCGAAAGCTATAAACTTCGTAAATCAAGATAAAACAAGATAAAATGGCAGATCCTAAAAAAGATAAACAACCGACAATGAGTAGTAAGGCATATAATACGCCAGAACCAAGAGCTAAAACACCACTACCTACAAAAAAACCTAAACGAACTAATCCACCACCACCAAAACCAGACGCGCCTAGACAAAAGCCTAAATTTGTTGCAACTCCTGGAACAGAGTTTAAAGATACTTCAGGAACTAATAATCAACCACCAAGAGTTACAAGTGGCGATAGAGCTAAAAAAGGATTAAAAAAAGCTTTAAAAACAACAGTTGCTCCAGGCCTAATGTATGGTTCACCGGCAAAACAAACTGTAGATCCAACCACAGGTAATGTTATACCTGATATGAGTGGAACAGGACCAACGAACAGTATGAATGACCAGACGGCTGTTGCAGTTCAAGCACAAGCAGATGCTTTGGCTGTTAAAGAAAATAGAGCTGCAAAGCCTAATAATCCAGCATCATCTGCTATTCAAACACCAATGACAATGCAAGGTAATTTTAGAAACTCAAGTATTGCTACAGCTTCAAATATGTTTGGTAATGTTGCTAATCCAGTACCATCACCGAGTCAAATGAATCCTGGTTTTGATTCTTTACCAGACAAAGTACAAGATAAAATATTAAAAAAATAATTATGAAAGCTACTATAGGATCGGGTAAAAATATTAGCCCAAAAATTAAGCCAATAGGCAAAAGAAAAATGAAATCAATAAATTCAACTATTGATTGTACACTAGAGATTGATAGTCCTGAGTATAAAGGTAACGCTGTTTTAAACGCAAATAAGTAATGGGTTTGGATGATTTAAAGTTATATTGCCTTAATATAACTTCATTCACTATAGCTAGTCTCGACTGGATGGAACCTATGTTAGAAATAGTGTTATTATTAATGACTATTGGATATACTGCTCACAAGTGGAGTAAATTAAGAAAAAAGTAATGGAAAAAGATTTAGAGAAAATATCAAAAGAATTACAAGGCGCAAGCAAGATGCATAAAGGCCAAGCAGAAAAAATAGATAACTTATTAGAAAGAAAAGATAATAAGTCTATAGCTAAAGTAATTAAGGGACTTAAAAACTCTAACTGTGGCTCACCTAGTAAAGCTTTAGTTTTTCAACCTAAAAATTTAAATCAACACCTAGATACACCACCACCTAAAAAAGATAATGGCTCAAAAGAAAAAGCTAAAGAAAAAGGTGAAACAGTAGACGGAGAAGAGCCATGGGGATTATTTAAAAGCGAGAGTGAAAAAGCAGCTCAAGCAGCTGATATATCTTCATTAAAAGCAGCGGCTAGTGCTGTTACAATGAAAAAGCCTACAAAAAAAGAAGATAGAAAACAAAGAAAAGAAATTAGAAAAAATACTAGAAAAACAGAAGGTACTAAATTGTCTCAAGGTTTAAAAAGGTTAAAAAACAAAATTAAAAAATGAGAAGTATAAAAGAAATTATAATACACTGTTCTGCTACAAGAGAAGGACAAGACATACCAGTTGAAACTATTAAAGACTGGCACGTTAATAGTAGAGGCTGGTCAGATATAGGTTATCATTTTTATATAGAACTTGACGGTACAATAAAAAAAGGGAGAGATATAGATAGATCAGGCGCTCATTGCAAAGGGCACAATAGGAATTCAATAGGAGTTTGTTATTGCGGCGGCGTTGAGACTGATGGAAAGACACCAAAGGATACAAGAACAGAGGTTCAAAAAGAAAGTCTGTTAAACGTGCTTAAAACACTTAAAGCAATGTTTCCAGACGCTACTATTTATTCACATAATGAGTTTGCTGCTAAGGCATGCCCATCATTTGACGCGACGAAGGAATATGAAAATATCTGAAAACACTGAGTTTAAAATTGATATAAAAACTGTAATTGGAATAATAATGTTAACAACAACATTTGTTGGTATGTATTATTCTTTACAAGACGATATAGCAGAGGCTAGAAATTTACCACCAGTAGAAGTTAAAAGACTTGAGTATGATCTTAAAGAAAAATGGAACCATGCTAGTATAGAAGACTTAAAAGAAAGAGTTGATATGTTAGAACAAATGGGTGATGTACTTTCTGAAGAAATTAAAGTGTTGTCTACACTAGTAAAAGATGGTACAAAAACTGATGGAAAGTTAGATGAATTAGCAAAACAACTTCAAGCTTTAAAATCTAAAAAAAGAAAATAATGAACAATATTAAAGCACCAACAATGTTAAAAATATCAGCATCTTGCAAAGCTGCTGCAAAAAGAAAGTTTAAAACCTACCCAAGTGCATATGCAAACATGTGGGCTTCTAAAACTCAAAAAGCTGGTAAGTGTTAAATTATGGAATCTCCATTTTTAAATATTAATAGTCCAATTAATTGCTGGAAAGGTTATCAAAGAGTACCTGGAACAGCAAAAGGCGCAAAAGGTAGTTGCAGAAAATCACCTGCTCAAATGGCAAAAGGAGGAGGTACAAAGAAAGTTTGTTTACCGCTTGCCAAGATAAGAGGCATGAGCAAAGGTGAAAAACAGTCTGTAATTAGTGCTAAAAGATCTGCTGGTGCAAAAGGCAAATATAAAAGATCCAGTAAAAGCAATGTTACTGGAACTAAAAGCGACAACTTAAAAGACTGGGTAAAACAAGACTGGAGACAGGTTGCTAATCCTAGTTTAAAATGTGGTGAAAAATCTCCAACAGAGAAAAAAGGAGACGTAAGAAGAACTATTGGTAAAGGTAAAAATTTTAACAAAGCCAATGATAGTGGTACTGGTGCTGCAGCAGGTGGAGGTATGACACAAAAAGGCGTTGACTCATATAAAGCTAAAAATCCAAAAAGTAATTTACAAACTGCTGTAACTAAAAAACCTAGTGAATTAAAACCTGGAAGCAAGTCTGCTAAACGTAGAAAAGCTTTTTGTGCTAGATCAAAATCTTGGAAAAGTAAAAGAGGTTTAGCAGCTAGAAGAAGATGGAATTGCTAATGCAAGATAAAGGTTTTGGCGATACTGTAGCTAGGTTTACAGAAGCCACAGGAATAAAGAAATTAACAGAAAGTATAATGCCTGGTTGTGGATGTAAAAATCGACAAAAAAAACTAAACGAATATTTTCCATATAATAAAAAATAAAATGGCTAAAGAATTTCCAGAAATAAAAGAAAAAAATAAAGGTAAATTCACTAGGTGGGTTAAAAAAAATATGCCTGGTAAAAGTACTTGCGACGCTGCCTCTTCAGTAATGAAAAATACTAAAAAGTATGATGAAGCTGTAGTTAAGATGGCTAACTACGCTAATAATTTTGGTTGTAGCACTAAAGGTAAGTAATGGCATTTAAGATTAAAGCACCTTATAAAATAGACAATACTCCTAGGTATCATAAAAAAGAAGAACCAGGTGTTTTAGGTAGAGCTAATAAAAATGGCACTATAGTAATGAATATGGATATTACTGATCCTAAGCAAGAAAAAGAAGTTGACGATCATGAATTAATACATGTAGAGCAATTTAAAGATTTTGAAAAGTCTGATGGAAACAAAGGACTAAACTACACTAATGATAGTGTTACTTGGCAAGGGGAAACTTATCCAAGAAAAAATGGAAAAATAAAATACAAAGGAACTTGGAAAGTCGAAGGACACCCTAGCTTCCCTTGGGAACAAGAAGCATATAAAACAAATAAAAAATAAAACAATGGCGTATTCACCAACAAAAGTTACGGACAGAAGCAACGAAGGAAATTCACAAGGTTCAGACGATACTAAAACTAAAAAAACTAAAACAATGCCAACAAAAACTGAAAAACCTTCTGATTACTTTGAGAAAGTAGTAATGCCTAAAGTAGAAAAAGCAAAAGAAGAAAAAGAAGCAAAAGTAAAAGCAACACCAAAACCTGCAACAACAATCAAAACAGATACAAAACCTAAAGATGTAGTTAAGCCAAAGCCAGCTCCTAAAACAGGAACTTATGCTAGCGCTAAGAAAAAAGATCCTCAATTAGATTCTTATATTAAATCTAGAAATAGTGCTTCAAAAGGTACTAAAAAATATGTGGATGCTCAAAATAAAATTAACGCAGCTTACGGTAAAGGTAAAACAAACAGAAAAGCTACTGTGTCTGATGGTTCAAAAACATCTACAGGTGTAATGGCTCCAAAGGCTGAAACTAACACTGAAAAGAAAACTAAAGCAGAAAAAGTAACATCTACTGGAATACCAAAAGATGTTAAAGCTCCTAAGCCTAAAACAGCTATGGAAAAAGCAATGAAAGCCGTTGCTTCTGGAGATAAAAAAGCTGCTAAAGAATCTGGTTTAAAAGGTAAAAGAAAAAGAGTTGCTAAAAGATCTGCTGGAAAAGCAAGTAGAAAAATGGCTAAAGATGCAAAGAAAAAAGACCTAGCAGAATTAAGAGGTGAAGCATCTCCAACTACTTTTAAATCTTTTGATCAAATGGATTCTAAAAATGCTATGGCTACTGCAGGAGAAACTCCTATGGAAATGAAAACGCCTATGGAAATGAAAACGCCTATGGAAATGAAAACTTCTCCTATAAATTACTTTAAGCAATCTATTAAGTATGATATTAGAGAATCAAGTAATCCTAATAATTCTGCAAGCGCTAGAAAACACTATGCAGATAATGCTGAATCAGCTATAAAAATGACTGGTTCTATGAAAGGTGATCAGTCTAAAACTAAAATGGACTATGCTAATTTTAAAGGTACAGATCCTAAATACATGGGTAAGACAGGTGCATCTCATGGTGATCAATCTGCTACACGTAGAGATTATGCTGGTAAAAAAGGTGGATCTATACTTTCTAAACATATGAAATCATAATTATGGCTTTTAAATTACCTTCAAAAAAAGTAAATCCATTAAAAAGCAAAGGGCTCTTGAATAAGAGTCCTTTTAAAGCTAATGGTAATACAATGGCTTACAACAATGGAGAGCCAGTAACCGCTAAACCAATAGATAAAGCTAAACTAGAAAAAACTGCAAAACAAATTGTTGCTGGAGGAGCTTACGACGCTGACGCTGTCAAAACAAATAAAGAGGTAAGAACTAAAGAGTTTAATAAAACTCTTGAAGGAAGAAAAATGGCAGATAGAGTTAACAAGCTTAGTGGAGCAATGGGATCGCAAAAAGCACAATCAAGTGGTCAAAATAAAGGTAAATTTTACTATACAGATCAATCAAAAGATCCTGGTTCTCAAACTGTGTACTTTACCCCAGGTGATTATAAAAACGCAGCTGACGAATATGCAAAAGCTAAGTTTGAATTTTCTAGACCTATAAATGAAGCGATGAAAAAAGACCTTGGCAATGTAAAAACATACACTGATACAGAAGGCGGGGAAGTTGTAGATTATGGAGAATTTTATGGAAATGCTGGCGAAGATAGATTTTCAAATATAGGCAAATCTAAGGTTGAAGTCAATAGACCAAATCCTTCAAATAATATAGTTAATGAAGAGTAATGTCTAAAAAGAAAACTTTTAAAGAAACAAAAATAGGGGCTTTTTTATCAAGCAAAGCCCCTAAAGTTTTAGCTGCATTAGGAGATGTGTTGCCTAATCAAGGAACACTTGGTATAGTAAAAAATATTATAGCAAGTGATAATAAGATTAAGGCAGTAGATAAAGAGCAGGCTATGAAGCTTATAGAACAAGATATAGCCGAAATGAAAGAAGTTTCTAGTAGGTGGAGAAGCGATATGAAAAGTGATTCATGGCTTTCTAAAAACACTCGTCCACTAGCTCTTATATTTCTAACTGCATCAGCTGTCTTTATGATGGCTGTAGATTCTTTTCACTTACAATTTCAAGTTGATGAAGCTTGGATAAACTTATTAAAAACATTACTGGTGACAGTTTACGTAGCATACTTCGGGAGTCGTGGTGCTGAAAAAATAACAAAAATAAATAAATAAAAATGGCAGGATTTAACACATTTAACGAACGACCTGGTTTAGAAGGAAATACAGCAGCGCAGCCAAGGGTCTTCGGGCATGATGCTATAGTAACAACTCCATATTGGAATTTTACAATAAAACAAGGAGGAGCTAATTTTGTTGCATCAGACGTAGGTGATACTTTATTCGGCGTAGGTAATGTTGGTTTAGAAGGAAATATAACTGCAGTAGCAGGGGGTTTAGTTACGGGGTTTACTTTTATATCAAAAGGAAATGCTAAAATAGGTGAAACTATAATACTTAGTCCATCAACAAGTGGTGGTGATGGTTTTCAAGTTATAATATCAGCTGATTCTTTGTCTAATTTAACGGCAGAGTCAAGAGGAGCTATGATATATAATAATTTTGAAGCAGCACAAGATATATCAATAATAACAGAAGCAGGAACAGCTGTAACTTTTAAAAATGTTCCAGCAACAGAATACGTAGGATTTACTCACCCAATATTAGCTATAGAGCTAACTAGTGGTAGTGATATTTTAGCTGTATACTAAAAACAAACAATAAAATCAAATCAAATCAAATGGCAAAAATAAAAAAAGCTGAGCTTACTGAAGTTCAAGAATTAACTAAAGCAGGTCAAGAGTTAATATCATCAATAGGCACACTAGATTATCAAAAGCATATGCTTTATACTAATTTAGATGAAAATACACAAAAACTTGAAATACTTAAAAATAAGTTACAAGAAAAGTATGGTGATGTTAACATAAATGTAAGTGATGGAACTTACACCAAGATAGAGAAAGATGTCGAAGATAAGAAAGATTAGTATAGGCTCTGACTATAAAAATGATGCTATGCATTATTCAACTGGTCAAGAAGTTTATGGTGGTCACACTATTAGTGATATTCTTTTTGAAGATCAAGATCAATCATACAATATTTTTATAACTAAAAATAGTGAAGTTCTTCCTTGGAAAAAGTTTAATGCTAATATGTCAATATCTGTAGAGTACGATCTTAAGTACTAATGAATAGTATATATCACTTTATTGTTAAACCATTAGATAAAAGGTATGAAAATACAAAATCTGTTGGAGATAAAGAATTAATAATTAATTCTAGTATAGAAAATCATATTTTTGTAAGTAAAAAAGCAGTTGTAGTTTCTACTCCAGCTGCTTATAAAACAAAAATAAAAATTGGTGACGAAGTATACATTCATCATAATGTGATGCGTAGATATTACGATCAAAAAGGCGTTGAAAAAAACAGTGGAACATATTTTAAAGATAATCTTTATTTTGTTACTCCTGAGCAGATATACATGTACAACGGCAAAGCGCATTTAAACTATTGTTTTATTAAACCTGTATTAAATAAAGACTATTTAAGAAACAGAAAAGAACAACCAAATGTTGGTATAGTTAAATATAGTAATAGTTCTTTAGAATCAATAGGGATAACACCTGAAACACTTATTACGTTTACACCTAACTCTGAGTTTGAGTTTATTATAAATAGTGAACGACTTTATTGTATGAAATCAAATGATATAGCTTTAACGCATGAATACCAAGGAGACGAAAAAGAAAATAATCCAAGCTGGGCAAAAAGCAATTGAGGAATTAATTAAGGTAGCAAAAGAAAAGATTGTTGACTCAGACGACGATGTAAGCGCTGATAGATTAAAAAAT